TAAGGGACTCTACTGGCAAGGTTGCGGTTAATGGTAAGTACTTGCTCGGTGCAGCAGGAGACCTAAGAGCCATCAATATTCTTCACCATGCCTTCCAACCCCCAACTCCAGCCGTAAACATTAAAGGCAAAAAACTAGACCAGTTCGTAACCACTAAATTCATTCCAGCGCTAAGGGAGTGCTTCGAAACGCAGGGATATGCGTCCCCACAAAACGAGCAATCTGAACATATGGCGGAACACAACTCGACCATAATCATGTCAATAAATGGAGTTATTTACATCATTGATGGCGACTACTCATGGATATCTAGCTCAGATGGGGTGTTCGCAGTAGGGACTGGAGCACAGTTTGCTCTAGGTGCCCTCCAATGTTTGATACCAAAGTATCCATTAACCATTCAGACCGCAAAGAAAATTGGCATGAAGGCGTTAACTATCGCCGCAAAGTTTGACCCCTACACGGGTCCTCCGTATCAAACTCTCTCTCAGGGTGTAGAGAAGAAGGCCAGAGCGTAAATCGCGCCTTATTAAACGGCCACGGTTTACGAACTCCGTGTAATCCCCTAGGAGGAACTAAACCTAGAGAGGGAAGAGAACAAGTAACTGGGGGATTGGTATTACTACTGATTGACCTTATCCGTTTACAGTATGCACTATGTGCTTAGATTAAGTCTTGTTTATTTAAACACTCAAGAAAGAAGACTTAATTATAATGCCCAAATCAAAGTCTAGTAAAAATAGTGTCACACCTTTTCATGTACCGTATATTGATACAAAAGCATGGTTTGACCAAGCTGCCTGTAAAGGAAAGACCCCACTAATGTTCCCCAAAGAACATAAGGATATTACTTACATTGCACAGGCAAGAGCTATCTGTAAGGGATGCCCAGTACAGAAGAAATGTTTAGAGTACGCACTTGAGTTTCCACCTGCAGACATGCATGGAGTGTGGGCAGGATTGACTAGTAGACAGCTAGCAGCAGAACAGAGAAAGAGAAAGATAAAGCCAACAAGACCAACACTCGCACAAATGTGGGGTAGTTAGAATCCATTACTAACCGACCCTGTAATTACATACAGTGCAGAACTCCATACCAGAAATGTTAGTAAGTACCTGTTCACATTGAGGTTGACCACAAGGTTGAAGCAGTCTCTCCCCTCTAGCGTAAGCAGTGAGTACGTCTTCAAAGGTTGACATAGAGAACTGCGAAGGTCCTGGAGAAGATATTCCCTTTTGATTCCTCATGAAATCCCATACTGCATAAAGAACTAACTGATTTATTGAGACATCAATCTTCTCAGAGTAAGCAATGATGTCGTTCTTCTGTTTACCAGTACAGCGAATCTGCAGAGTGTGCATCCTGTCTGGGAATTTACTCTTAGCTGTTTTGCGTGCCATCTCGTTTTACCAGAGTAGTTATATATTCGGTAAGGGTCATATCGAAACCCTCAGCCTGAGCAATAAGTTGTTCCTTAAACTCCCTAGAAACCTTGAGGGTAATAGAAGTTCTCTCAGTTGTCGGATGAACTACAGGCCTACCCGGATTTCGTTTCACCAGAGCATTCTATTCACAACAATGGCTATACCGAAGGCAATAAGGGTCCTAGCTACAAATGGCATATTGGAAAAGGTTATTCTCCATATCGCAAGAACCGAAACAGCAATGGCAATCAGACGAAGCATGAGGAAACATTAGCCCAAAAAAGGCAAAAAAGTTCGTCCTTGCGGCGGTTTTTTCTTTTTCACAAAATTTTGTCGGTGACAAATACGAAACGCTTACCGGTTTTGGGGCCGGCATAATTCCGGGCGCGCGTGTACCACTCAATTATCCCATAATAAATGGGTAACTATTGTTGGGGTTTGCTGATTGGCGCTTCTGTGGAGAAGGCTCTACTCAGGCTTGATGTCGTACTTGGCTTTGTCGAGCTCGTCGACAACCTTTTCGTATATTCGTACGAACACTTCTCTGTCACCATTGGTGTGCATGCCTAAAGCTGCGTCCCCCAATTGTTGCAAAGTTTTGATGAGTGATTCTGGTTTGGGTATTTCATTACCGACACCAGAGTTCATGTCTCTTACTATCCCCTGAAAAATACCCCAAGCAAAATAGGCGTCAGGATGTGGGGGTAATTTAGTGAGGTAATCTATTGTTGCTCTTCGGACGTCACCTGGGCGAGGCATGAACTTCGCATGAGTGGCGAGCTTGAGGAATGCTGTTCGTATGTCGTCGTGTGGGAGGTCGTGCAGCAAGTCGTACCAGGCCCTATAGACATCCTTCTCATCTACCTTGATGAGTGGCTGGTTGTATGTGGCGTAGACCTGCTTAACGAACAGGGCTGTCTCCTCTTTGGTAATGCTCACCAGTCCGTATCCACTTCCTTGTCGCCTGTGTGGTTCTCGTAGATTTCGATGAACTGCTCGATTTTGCTGGAGTCTCTGAGGATTAGCTCGATGTCGTTGTAGACAGTCTTCCTGGAGTTACGGCCCATGTGGAAGTCTGAGTGGCTACAGCCCTCTATGGCTTGACGACACTTCTCCATCCCATAGTCGTGGATGGCAGCGCCTATGGCAATCTCTCTCTTCTTGTCAAGCTTCACTAGCTTGGACTTCTTGAAGTGAGTCTTCCAGAAGGTGAATATCTCCTCCTTGGCAACCATCGAAACTTTCGCGGCCTTCATCATCTTGGACTTGGTCGTCTCGTGCTTCCCCTTGGTATCCGCCGGCTCAAAGTCCATAGGGAATAGGGTCCTTTCCACCACCGATGATTTCATTGGCGCTCCTTTTGTTAAAGTATAGACCCCTCGTCAAAAGAAATCCAGCGAGGAATAATTAAGTTGTAGATGAGGTTATCGAATGAATAACCTTTTTTCCGTGGAAAGAATATAACTTACCGGAAAGGTAAATTAACTTTTACCACGAATGGTTTTATATAGAGAGACAAGAGAACCAATCAGTAACCCCACTTTGGAGGGGTCTGGGGAACCTTTTGCAAGTTTGATTTTGCACGGGTACGCCAGACACTAGACCCTCCATTTTGGAGTGGTTGCTAAAGGGATTCTATGAAGGTGTCTCGAGAACCTTTTTTTGCGAGACCGGGTAGGTTCCGGTCAGCGATGTAACCATAGCAGCAAGTCTTCCACCACCGTCGACTTAAACGACATTTTTTTGATTTTTTTTAACGTGTCTGGATAAATTTATCTGGAAGTCTGGGACAGTACGACTTGCTACGGGCGAACATGTGTTCGTGCCGTCAGCCGGGGCTCTTTTGTGTTAATCTCGGTCAAGGCAGCATTCCTGGGTTTCCCCTTTTTACCTGGGCTGTTGTTAGCTGGGGGTTGAGTCAGGTCGAGCGCTGTAGGTGGCGTTTAGGAATTAGGCCGCGACTCCCCCCAGCGATTTTTAAACTTTTTAGGTTTATACGTAGAAGACCGGCCGGCCAGACAATCTCCAATAAAATCGTTTTTTCACGATTATTGCGTCGACCGCGGGATGCTTCAAAAGTTGAGTCGACTCGTATCAACTTTGATGCCGGCCGCACGGGAGGACCGGCCGCTGCGCATTGCTAAAAAGTTATCTTTTTTGAGGTTTATCGCCGGCCTGGATGCTGAGCTCAAACTTATTCAATTTATTTGAATTTATCGTCCGGCCGCTCGAGCCGGCGGCGAAGAGAATTCCAATCTTTTTCGAACTTCTTGTAATCTTTGTATTGTTCCTCGCGGTCCTTCATGCCATTGTTGAATAGGTACTCTTCGGCCGGCGACTTGATGGGGATTCCCTCGTAGTACTCGCGCACTCCATCTGTCTTCTTCTTGCCTGCGCGCCGCCTCATTTCCTCTTTCGATAAAACCCTAACTGCATCTCTTCCACCACCGTCAGTATTATTGGCGATAACTCGGAGGAGGTAGATGACTTCGTCCGGTTCATCCAGGGAGAATTTTCCAATATTATTGATAATTCTGGCGGCGATGGCGGCCGCAGTAAAAGTCATGAATGCCCATGCCATCGAGATGCCCAACTCATGCCGACCATATGTCAGGTAGGCGATAGTCGCCATGGCATATACAGTTAATAAGATAGCTAGCAATATAAAGTATTTGCGCTTTAACTTTAGATTCATGATGGGTCCTTCAGTCGGTAGTAGTAGTGACTCATTTAAACTTAATTTCCTGTCGAACTAGGAGCACCCTGGTCGACAGGAAAACCTTAAAAAACTTAACTTTTTAGCTCTGCAGCCGCCGGGCAGCCGCCGGTTAAAA